GCGATGTCCTGCCAGTCGCTTGACGAGGTATTCTTTGCCATGCGCTTGCCAATGGAATGAGAACCGGCAGACGCACCGGAGTTTAATCGTTCACGCCCAAGTATTCTGTACGCCTCAATACTCTTGTTGACAAGTTCAAGAGCCTCTTTGCCTACCTTGTCCGCTTCTGCTCCGTAAGATGTGTTGATGTACTCCAGCTTCTTGTCTATCAGCTCATCCCATATCTCATTGAGTTTGTTATATTCCTCGACCATCTCATTATAGTGGGAATAATCGGCACCACCCAAACCCGGTATTAACCCTCCCAAAGAAATAACAGAAGTCAAAGCCCCTTTAACGGTTTGTAGACTACCGGTGATGATAGACATAGGCTTCATCAAGTCGATATTTCCAAGTCCGTTCAGCATCTCACCAAAACCGGACATTGTTCCTTCCATCCATTCAGGTGTTTTTATACCAAGCGTTTCCATAATACCGATAACTTGATTACCAGCATCCACATATTGTCCTATCTCGTCAACTCCTTTATGGAGGGCGGTATTGGCATCGTACAGAGCCTTTTGCTTAGTATTTTTAGCACTTTCAAGAGTACTTTTTGCATTTTTCTGTTCTTCTGATGTCCCTTCTTTGAGAGCCTTATTATATGCTTCCTGTGCTTCACGCTGGGCATCAGTAGCTTCTTTAAGTGATTTAAAAGAAGAGGACATTGCATCAAAAGGATTACGTTCTGTAACCTTATCATCAATCTTTTCTAAGGATTCTACTAATTCTTTCAGGTTTTCAGGAGACAAATCTTTTTGAGCAGAAATAAAGTCCTTCAGATTACCTTTCAGTTTTTTTAATGTATCTGTCGAGACCTTATCAAGATTACCAAATACTTGTTCCCAATCCATGCTTTTCTTGAATTGTTCAGCATCAAGGTTGAACACATCTTCGTTTTTGGTTTCAGTACGTTTCCCTATACTTCGGTCAATCTTAGCTATTCCATTGGTATCACCTTTTGCTTCCGCTTTTTTACGGGCTTCATGCAATACAGCAATATCATCGTTGAACTTCTTTTCAATGGCAAGACGTTCATCGGCATAAGATAAATATTGATTTGCCAAATCCTTGTATGTTTTCTCGTTGTTGGCAATAGTAATCTGATATAGCTCATCAAATGATTTCTGTTCATCATCCGTTAGCTTAATCCCACTTCCATCAAACGATTTCTTCGCATTCTTTGGATTGGCATCCCAAGCATTACGAGCATCTTCAATTTTCTTTCGTAAGGCGTCCTCTTTCTGCCGGTCAATAGCTTGCATCTCTTTCTTAAAGTTGAGTTCCATTTCGGCAATGGTCTTGGCTGAACCTTCATCCATAGCTTTAATTCGGGCTTCATCAACCTTCATTTGCAAATCTTCGGCAGAGCGTTGTTGTTCGAGGGCTTGTTTATCAAGAAGCACATTAAATTTATCTTGTTCCTTCCGGATTTTTTCGGCTTGGTTTTCTTGATTGGAAAGTGAACTATCTGTAATACCCCCACGGTCTTCGTAAGTTTTCTTTGCAGCCTTCTCCTTCTTTTGAGCTTCCTCTAGTGATTTTTCATATTCTTCCGGGCTCTTGTATGTCCTCTTGCCGTTCTTCACAGCTTCCACATCTTTCGATGCCTTCTCCCACGCCTTTTTAGCTTCCTCTCTAAATTTGGAAGCATCCTTCATTTCCACATCCAAGACCTTGCTATTAAGTGCGGATATGCGTTCTTGGAGCATCTTTGCATTAACGGGGGCTTTTTCTCCTTCGAGAAGAATCCATTCCTTCCCAGACTTCTTAAGAATTGCCATATATCCTTCAAGCATTTTCTTATGCCCTTCTGCCGAAGCCTTATCCAACGAGAGGACATGTTCCTCCCAAGCATTTCGCTCATGCTTGCGTATCTCATTCTGTCCTGCATTGATTGTGCTAGAGGTTTCGGCTATCATATCTTTGATATAGGATGTGTCGCTTTGGAAATAATTTTTCCCGGTACGGACATTGTATTTCTCATAAAGAGATTCCCAGCGTCCCTGTACCCCTTGCCTTCTTCTTCCTGCCTCGCCAACTGTTTGTAACTTCAAGAGTTCTTTAAGCTCCGCAAGCCGAGATACATCGTCACCGTTATTTTTGGCGGTCATTAATTCTTGTCGGATGCGTATCTGCTCATTTTCCGCTTTGCGGGCTTCGGTGATGTTATCTATCAATTGCTTTTCCGTCTCATATTTGGCAAATACAGATGGGTATTTAGCCTTTAACTCATCGAATGCGGCACTCTTTTCTCTTCGTGCTTTGGTTTCATCCTGAAGGACGGAAAGTAATTGCTCTATATGGCTTTTTTCATCCTGTAGATATTTATTGTATATGCTGGTGCGGTCGTTAACTCTCTTTTGCTCTTTTTCTTGCATAGTGGTAGCATCATGTAAAGCCCACATGGTTGTCACAAGCCCTCCCACAGCAACAGCCAATAACACATAGGGATTAGTTAGCATAGATGCATTAAGAGCCAGTTGAGCCTTCCTTGCCAATACTCTGACATTAGTAAGCCCAATCTCTACAAGGGTGTGTTTGCTTTCAGCAGCGGTAACAAGCATCACAGCGGTGCGATATGCTCCATATGTGGCAATCAACCCAGCTACCACCTTACCAATCGTCTCGTAGTTTTCAATCAGCGATGTAGTCATTTGAATGCTGCCCATGATTACACCTTCCGATTTCTGCCCCAATTCATTGAATACAGAATCCATCGCATCCTGCATCATGGATAACTGCCCGTTAATCGTCTTGGAAGCATTCTCTGACATCCCAAAGAACTTACCACCTGCGGAGGTAGCATCAATAAATGCCTGTTGAACCATCTCTGCCGAGATAGCACCCTTAGACATTTCATCCTTGAGTGTAGCGATAGATTTGCCCGTCTTTTCAGCCATGATTTGCAACGGATTGAATCCAGCATTTATCATTTGATTAAGGTCTTGTCCCATCAACTTGCCTGCTGCCGTCATTTGAGAGAATGCCAACGTAAGAGAATTAAACCTCTGTGTATCTCCCATGGAAACATCCCCAATAGCCTGTAAATAGCGAGGCACTTTCTCTGCTTCGATGTTAAACCCTAACATCATCTGTGTAGCGGATGTAACATCTGAAAATTCCAAAGGGGAAATCTTTGCATACTCACGAACTTGCGCCATGAGTTTATCTGCTTTCTCCTTAGAACCCAATAAGGTTTGAATCGCTGTGTCTGCTGCCTGAAATTCGCCACGTACACGAATCATTTCAGAGCCTAATGCTTTTAATACGCCAGCTCCACCAATAACAGCCAAAGCTTTCTTCCACGAGACAGCAACCCCATTGTTTGCTTCAGTGACATCTTTTGCATCATCCTTGTAAAGCGCATATTCATCACGGAGCTTTTTTACTGAAAGACGTGCTTCTGCTTGCCGCTGAGTAAGATTAAATAAAGCATCCCGTTCTTTGCCAAGTGCTCTTTCTTGCTCTCTGATATGGTTAAGTAGCGCTTTATCTTCACCACCTCTTGAAACAATATTCTTATATAGTTCCTTATTTTTACGGATAGTTGTTTGAAGAGAGCCAACAGCATTCTTTTGGGCAATAATCTTTTCTGTAAACCCGTTAACGGATTGTGAGGCATCGAAGATTTTCTTCTTAAAATCCCCCTCCATTACAGCACCAGCTTGGGCTGCCTTTGCCACCAATCCGTCAAGTTGTTGAGTAGATGCCGCAAGTTGGGTATTAAGTGTTTTGAAAGTGGCAGGAGATTGTGTGCTGTCCATGCTCTTCAATTCCTGCTTTAACTTTACAATCTCATTACGAAGTTTTACAACTTCTTCCCAGTCGCTACTTACTTTGAAATATAATTTAGACATACTTATTTCTTATTTCTTCGATTTGCCAATTCTTTACCACTGATTTTCTTAACCTTTTGTCCGCCATATACAGCGTGTAATTTATCCCTTTGCATCATCAACAGGTTTCTATAAGGAATAACCTCAAACACTTCTGTGTAACTTAGATGAAGCGTATCTATAAGATGAGCTATCTGCCCAAAGAATGTTGTGTTTCCTACTGTTTCGGTTTTGCTGCCAGCATCGACACATTCTTCATCGAGCTGACACACTGAAAAGCCGAAATATCCATCATAGAAAAACACACTTCCAAAGTTTCTTTAATTTCTTCAAAAGTCCCATTTTCCAAAGCCTTAGCCATTTTTTCATTACCGCAGATAAAACATGAAATTCCTTTCAGCATATCATTGGTAGCTTCAGGAAGTTCATTGATTGCTTCCATGATGTTATCTCCAACCATACCGATATTAGAAAAATGTCGTATGGCACGGCAAATAACTTTAATAGTAGGCGGTTTGATAGTATAAACCATTCCTCCTATCTCTACATTCTTGAAATCCATGCCTAACAAGGCATCAGATACTATTTTCGCAGCTTGATTCATAATCTTTAAATTAAAAAGGGCAAAGCAAACACCGTCCACCCTGCCCTTTTATTAACTAATCATTTTACCTTACCCTGCCGGAGCTACTACTTCCGACTCATCAAACCATTTCTCAGAAGCCAAACCATCCACTCCAGTAGTAAGCGGAACGGCCGAAACAGCCAATCCGACAGCCTTATCGGTATTAGAGCCACGGGCATTGATAGCCGCTTTCGGAAACACAACATAAACTCCGTCTTTGGTTTTACCAATCACACATTTATGAATAGGCTTATACTTGCCTCTTTCCCAATTCTTTTCTGTGGCTTTACCACCTTGTAAATCAGCCTTTGTAGCATAATCATACTCACCAATGGTGAAGTTGATTTTCACTTCACCTGGTTCGGACGTTTCCCGGTAATACTCACCCGTCAAAGCGTTTTTGTAACGAGTTACACTCGCCTCCGCTTCTTCGTACTGATACGTGTCACCGTGTACGTTCTTGACCCGCTTCGTTGCTGCATTCTTCAAGATGGCGGCTACTTCCGCACCAGTCAATCCAGTTGCTGCGGCTGCAACCGTCGTTATAGGCTCCGCATAATACAATTCGTCAATTTCTACTGCTGTAATCATAATCTTATAGTTTTACATTTAATACTTCAAACAAGATTATTATTATAAAATATAAATATCTAATAATCAATATACTAAACACCAACACAAGCATTATTTGCACAACATTTGCACAACACTTAAAATACATAATACAAAATGAAGTTCTTTATATCATAGTGTAGCCACATCTAAATGCTATACCTAATAAGTAAAAACATTACTTATGTTACGTGTTACGCTGTTACGGTTATATCAAATAGAATACGCTAATAATCAGTATATTATCACACGAATTAGCGTAACATTGTCGTTTATTAGCTTCCAGAATCCTATTAAGAGTAAGTTCACACACGGTTTCAGTGTCACTCTTTCTCATAAAATATGCCACTACAGCATATCAAGAAGCTTTTTCCGTAATCATACGCGCGTGTAAATAGTACATTAACACTATAACAAAAAGGGAGTTCCCAACATAGAAACTCCCTCATTCCTGCAAATCCATAGATTTTACGGCTTATCTTCTATTTTTGATGTTCTCTACTTCTGCTGTGCCAATCACCACGCCTAATGCTTCATAACAATCGCATAGCCCACACATAAACTTATCATATTCATCCTGTAGGTCTATTGAGGCATCCTTTTTAAACACTTCGTATTGGTCTGAAAAATCATCGGAACACTTAGATAGTGTTTCAACTATCAATTTTAATTCTACTGTCTGCATAGCTTATTCTCCTAATGATTCTATAAACATGGAAAGATTAGTCAATGTAAGAAGCATATCAAAGGCTTCTCCGTCATTTATTGTTTCTTCCGCTTGGTCGTTTACTATTTGGCACATGATTCTGTTAATGTCGGCAAGCATTGTCCGTCTGTCCTCTCTATTGTTCCATCTGCCTAACCACGATTCAGCAAGAACGCTGATTCTTATTTCTTTACTCATAAAACATATTCAATTTATAGCAGGCAGTGTAAGCCATTGCCAGCCCGATTATATTACTCAAACAATATTCGCTTTGTGTAGCCAGCAGCAGGATAAGACCTACTGCCAGCAAAAAAATATATCGTTTCATAGCTCAATACTTGCGTGATTTACCTCTCTGAACCTATGAAGCATGAAAGCTGATTCTATGCTACGTATCGCAATACGGTGGCTTCTATTTGCTTCATCAATCAAAACAATGAACTCATTCAGAATAGCATCTACATAGCCGGTTATTCCATTAAGACAAACGATATCATCAAGTGCAATATTTTTTGTTGATTGCGCTTCGTAGGCGATTTCATTAAATTGCACTTTCATTTCTCTTTTGATAATGCGGTTAGTAAATCGTTGTAGTTTGATAGTGTATCAATGGCATCCGCTAACATCTCTTTCTCTGCATCCGAAGCGTGCATTTGATAAAAGAACATGATAATAGACATTGCATCACATATCGAGGCTTTATGCGTGTTCACACCTCCGTTACTGTTATCTCTCAATTCTTTAATGAGAACTTGTGATCTTTCATTCAGAAACATGGCTTTCAGGTTTTAGGTGGTTAGGGTTTAGCTTTCTCACTTCGTCAAGGGCTATCTCTGTAATCATGTTGCCGATTGTACGACCTATGCGAAGCATCATTTCACAAATGGTATCGCTCATTTCCGAATAGTCGCTTTTATCATCAACGGTTACACCATCTTCATCAACACATACGCACTCTATAATCTTCTCTACTTCTACTTTAAACTCGGCTGCTGCTCTCATGGCACTTACCAACTGTTCGTTAATCTCTAATGGAAAATACATAGTTTATATTTTTATGGTAGGGAGTCGGCATACACGACGCCCCCACCGGGTTAATTATCCTACTTTGATTAAATTCGCTACTTTAAAAGACCTGTAAGAGGCTTTCTCTTGATCGTAGTAAGTTATAAGGCTTTCGTTCTTTTTGCGCTCTGTACCCTTTGTTTCGGGTATCAGCCCCTCTTTCAAAGTACCCCAAGCAGTGCGGATTTCACCATTCAGCTTTTGATAGAAAAACTTAACTGCACCTTTCTTCAAAGCTGCTTTCAGTTTCAGAACCTGCCAAGCTTGTTTCATTGCATCAGCCATTGAAAAGCCGTACACTTTAACCAGCATCCAAGCCTGCTTCATTAACTCTCTCATTTGATTTTTGAAATTCGTTGCCATAATCGTATATTTTATTAGTATTTATACCCGAAATAATTTTCCCAAAAGTCAATCTCTGCCTCGAAAGAAGGAATACACTCAGCTTTGCTTTCTTCGTACATGGCGAATACTTCTTCTTCACTCATTACCAATACCTGTTGGTATTCTCGGCACATCTGGTTTAAATCTTCTTTTGTCATAAGGCTTAAATGTTATTGTTTAACTTTGATGCTACAAAGGTGGTATTTTCATACCACATAAACAAAGAATAGTGTAATTATCGTAAATCTTTTAACTTTAATTAGTGATACGATAATACCACATCTTTAATATTAATGTATCTTTGCAGAAACAAAATCTATTAAGTATGATTGAGCAACTAAGAATTAAAGAGGCCATCAAAGAACATGGCACATCAATTAATGAAGTAGCTGAAAAGATGGGGATTTCCCGTTTTACTCTTAGCACTCATGTAAATGGTAACCCATCTACGGAGATTCTTTTGAGGATAGCCGATGCAATAGGCTGCCCGGTTACCGAACTGTTTGAACAACCCAAAACAGACGGTCTAACTTTGAATTGTCCGCATTGTGGAAAGAATATCAATATCAAAGTAGAATAAGGCTTAGTATGAAGAACTTGGAAGAAGCAAGCAATAGTGATTTATTATACCATATCAAAAGAACTGCCTTAAGCTCTGTATATTGGAGTAAGAAAGCACTTAGCTATCATTTGATAGAAGTCTATGAGTATGCCCCAATGATAGAGGATGAGCTATATTGCTCCTTATTTGATGAAAAGGATATTATTGGGGTTTATGATATGGAAAGAGCTTTAGGAAGAAAGATAGCCGTTGAGGAACTAATAGTTTGCCCTTTGTCTGTAAACTATCTGGTATTTGGCGAGCCTGTATTAACCGGAAGCGATAAAGAGAGGGGAAAACTTTTTGGCTTCTATGGCACTGTTAAAAACGGTATCAAAAGAGGAGAAAAGAAAGCAATAGGGTATGAATTGAAAAGGCTTAACAAACTGTATTAAGCGTATCGTATCGCTTTGAAAAGTGTATCGGGTGTATCGGAATCGATACAGCTGTAACCCTTTATTCATGGGGGTTTTCTTGCTGTATTGTATCGATACACTTGTTAGTAATACACCGATGCAGAGAGCAAAAAACCTCATATCTCTATTGATACAAGGTCTTTTGTTTTGTTAGTTAAGGATCCCCGATTAGTCCTTATCTGTTTCCCAATATTCACGCCATAGTGCCGCTTTTTCTTCGTCTATGCCGTCTTTCTCGTATTTGGCAATAACTTCTTCATTCGGTCGGAGTTCTGCCATGATATCACCATAAATGAGGTTAACTGAACCATCAAAGAACTTTCTGCCTTTGATGATTACTATTTCTCCATCCATAACGGTGTAATCAATGAAATAAGACGGCTTAATACCTTTGGCTATTGATAGTATTTCCTTAACCTTGTCTTTCATGCTCCCTCCTTCCGTGCTTTTTCACAAATTTAGCAAATGGAGAATCAGTATCACGTTTTCCCGTTTCTTGATAATAGGAATCTAGATACTGCGTACATATCTGCATCCAGTTTTCAAAGTCCGGTTCTCCCGGTTTACCTGTCTCTGCAACAATCCACATACGAACGGGAATATCCGGATAATTTGCTTTCTCTTTTATGGTGCTTAATATGGCATCAATTTTTTGTTGTCTTTCTTCTGCTGTCATTGGTTAATCTATTTACTCGTTCTACAATCTCGTTAATAGCTTCCTCGGGGGCAATATCTAAAAGTTCTTCTAACTTCTTGTATTCAGCCTCCATCAGTTCTTCTGCGCTGGCAGATTGCATCTTGGGGGTGACATACTGCAAAAGGTTTGAAATAACCCGAACACGTTCTCCCGGTTCTAAATCATCTAAATCGTCCTCAAACTGTTGGCGTTTGCCATCAATAACTTTCTGAATCCATTCTTTAACAGTACCCGTTATCTTGTTGGGCGTTCCTGCTTTGCGCCCTCCTGTTTTTTCTGTTCCTTTCTTTCTTCCCATATCTAAAACATTCTACTTTAGAAAAACCGGGTAGGCTATCCGTGTGGCAAACCTACCCGGAATCGGTTATTGAAATATATTTTTCTGCTCGTTCACCTCCAGCAAGGCAAATTCTATGCGTGGGTGATACTTGTCTATTTTCTTCTCCGCTTCAATCTGAAAGCAAAGTTTGTCATCTTCTATAGCTCCTACCATTTGCAGGCAGTCGAGCAACGTTTTTAGGCTATTATCTAAGTCGAACCTTACCGAGCTATGGTACACCCGGACAAACAACCGGAAACGGCTTGAAATACGCTTATTCTTGTACGTTTTGCATTGAGTAATGAAAGAGCGTTCGTATTCTCGTATCTTTTCGTCCTTGATAATCCGCTTTGTTCCTCCTTTACCCGGTACTGCCTGATAATGGTTTGCTTTGGCTATAATCTGCCCGTGTATGATTTCTATTTCCATCATGCAATTAGTTTAAGGTCGAATGTATCAATGAGTAATTGCAAAGCCGGATTCTTCTCTATCATTGTTTGTAGGGTTCTTTCTGCTTCTGATAATTCATGCCTTACCTCTGTGACCGTAGTTTCTGATAGATAGCGTATAAGCCAGTCGGCAAGGTCTATCTTATTGGCTCTGTCTTCATCGGTGGCGTTCTTCTCCAGTAAGTCCGACACTATCACTTTGCAACCGATAGCCTCAACCTCCTTAGCCTTGTTATTCCAGTACTCGAAGCCGTCCACGTCCGGGAACATAATAACCGTTCTACCTTGCAAGACTTTCAGTTTATCAATAGAGAGTTGAGATTTCCCTCCAGTAGCCAGCCAAATGTATTCAGGATAAACACCCGAAGCGATTAGCGCACTCTTTTCACTCTCTACCAAAGCGACTACCTTAGTAGGGTACATTCTTAGTAGGTGTTCACCGAATAGACATTGTACTAAGTTGTAATCTTCTGGTAGTAGCTGCTGTTTCTTCATTATTGAGTGAATCCAGTTAATACCTCCACCGTTTTTTATTCTGTGTCCGGTATTCGGGTCGTACTTCATAACCTTACCAGTTCTTACCTTTCCTTTGGTGTCTATTTGCCAGTAAATAACACTACCGTCTTTTGTTGCACCCAAAGCGTAATCCTGCATTAGTCTTTCAATAGTGGGTGATTCAAGTGAATAGCGGTCAAATAAACCACACAGGAAAAAGACAAAGGAACTGTTATAACTGACAGACTTTTCCACATACTGAAAGGGGATATAGCTTGCTTCCTGTTGAGGCTTCTGTATTGGTCTCTGCTGCACCGGAATAATAAACCGTTCTTTCTCTACCGGATTATCAATAAAGAATTGTTTAGGTGTGTAATGGTAGCCGCATCCGCTTTCATGATTGCACCTGCCTACGGTCTTATCTATGACCTGCCCGGTATTGCCATCCAAATAATAAGCGAATGAATGAGGGTCGCCACACTTCGGGCATTTGTGCCGGGATGCTTTTCCTGTGTATTTCTCTAAATATGGTTGATTGAAATTATTCATAATCTTTAGTTTTTTGTATCGGTGTATCGCAACTGTATCGATACGATACACCTTGTAATTATTCTGATTATCAATGAGTTGGTAGCTGTAATGCTGTATCGATTCGATACACTTATTTTTTAATAAGCCTCTGAATCTTACCAAGCGATACACCCAATTCACTCGCTATACTACGGTAACTCATGCCTTGAGATATTAGCTCCTTAACCTTTTCCGTTAGTTGGGAAATATCTCTATCCGTTTGCTCCTTGAGGTGTTCTTTCTCTGCTGCATATCCGATATTTACAAAATACAAAAATGTTCCTACCTTTTCAATGGCAGACACTATCACATTATCGGCATCGTAGGTATAGTTACCATATCTTACCTTTAATTGTTTGATATATCGTACGCTGTTATCTTTTGCGCTCTTCCCAATGGCAAAGACACTATCAAAGAAGTTATAGAGTTTTTTACTTCCGGCAAGGTCGTTCTGTGTGATTGGATTGGATAAACACCGCTTAGGGGTGTGAGCCAGTATAAGCATTGATAAACCGTATTTTCTTTTTAGAGCCATCAACCGGAACATGAGTGTTCCTGCTGCATCTCCCTTTTCAGAAGCTATACACAGATAAGTAAGGTTATCAATGATGAGAACCTTTGCACCTGATTTAATAGCTGCTTGTTCTATGTTTCCTATTACAGCTTCCTCGAAGTTGGCAGAATCCAAAGAATCTCTATTGATTTCCACCCTATAAAGGTTGTCCGGGAACAGGTTCAGGTTGTTAGCCTCATCGCTATACCGTAACTGAAACTGCTTGTCTGATAACTCAAAATCAAAGTAAAGTACTCTTTGTTTCTCTGCTATGCTTGTTGCTATTTGTACGGCATAAATAGACTTTCCTAAATTGGAGTCAGAAAACAAACAGCATACTTCACCCTCGTACCATAGTGTAAGCCAAAGCGCATCTGGGTTCGGTCTTAGTGCAGCCTCTTTTATGGTTCTGTTGGCGGTCTTTACCGTGAACATTCCTATCTGTTCCGGTATCTCTGCTGCCAGTTGGTCGGCTTTCTGTAACTCTACGCCTATTGCTTGAATGTAGTTAAAGCCTCCCATTATTCACCCTCCCCGAATAATTTTAACTGCTGGTTATCTACCTGATTGAATAACTCCTTATCAGTGGTGTAATATCCGGCTGTAAATCTCGTATGTTCGTCCTCTGTCTTATAAAGAAGCTGGATTAACCCTTTATCTTCCATGTCTGCCACGTATCGGCAAATGTTAGCCCGTAGTATTCCGGTTTCTAAGGACACGTCTAACATTGTCTTAGGATGCTCCTTAAAAGATTGATAAACAATTTGGTATTGTGCCCGAAACTCATTACCTTTGTCTTGCTTGTTAAGGGAATAGGTAGTTGATACGGCTACCTTTTTTCTTTTATTCATAATCCCAAAATTTTATCAATATCCGATTGTTTATACATTGGTTTGCCTCCGACATAAATAGGTACAAGATAACCCGATTTACGCCATCTATCCAACGTTCCTACAGTACGGTGTAATTGGTTTGCTGCTGCTTTCATCGTACATAAACTATCAGGCTTTTTACTATTCTCCATTTTTGAGATAACCTTCGTTACTACGTTTTCTGCAAATTCATTCAGTTCAGTAACCGAAACTGTTACGGAAACATTAGCCTTACTGTCAATTAAAGATTGAATATTCATAATGTTATATTTTAAATTATTTCATCTTGTTTTATATCACAAAGTTACAGTAGGGTATGTATGGTGGGTGTATGGTAAATGCAACTTTATCACAATAAAAAAACGCATCAATACAGTGCGTATCAATGCGTTACATTCTTTAACTTTTATCTAAGTATGGTATTAGTATGGTGTTATACTCCTACTTATTTTTTGCAAATCGTTTTTCCACTTTGGAGGCACTTTCATTCCGCTACATCTGGTAGGCTCAGTGTTTATACTGTTTGCTGCATTTCTATACCAATCCTTACTATAAACAAACTTTTTAATTATTGATATAAGGTAAGCACATTTGGAAGTTGTTGTACCATTGGCATTATAAATAATGGAAAAATCAGCTTTTGCAATAGCATCCACAAAGACTTTAAAGCTAACCGAAAAGGTATCTCCATTACAATAATTGTATATTCTGGTGATTGCATCAATATCATATTTCAGTTCTTCATTTTGTAGAGGCTGATTAAAAGAGCTGCATTCTTTTCCCTCCAAATTTGACAAAATACTACCTATTGATATTTTATCACGATAGATATTTACCTCTATGCTGCTTCCGACTGCAATTCTAAGGCGGTTTAAAGTTTCCTCTACTATCTCTAATTTCGATGCAAGTGCAATTCCAATAACACCTAATATATTTAGAATATCAGATTTGAATTTATCTTCTGCCTCTATCCTGCTTATCGCTTTAGTAATCTCATTACTTTGATTATATCTAATAAGAAATCCAATGCTTATATTTATCGGAGAAATGGATTTATGCCAAATACTATAATAGTGATTAAATCCTCCGACTAATTGGCTCTCTCTTTCCATATCTTTCTCTATATCCACATTTAGCAGGAAGTTATTAGCAAATAATACCATATCCGAAATATTCTCTAATGATAAGCCTTTATACGTTTCAGCCCGGAATAGGGAGCAACAACATGATATTTTCTCGTTCAATTCACTTTTCATAAGTTCCTGTTTAAATGATTCTTTTTGTAAGTTGTATGTTACGCATATTTTTATAATAATCAAATATAAATCAACAGCTTACAAAATGCGTAACCGTAACAGCGTAACACGTAACATAGATATTACTCTATTAATGATACCACTTCTTTTTTCATTTCTTCATCTATTTCTCTATATCGAGCAAAAGCCTTACTACCTTCCACGTGACCGGATAAAGCACCAATTAAGTTTGGGTCTTTAACCTTTTTGTATAAGTTCCCGACAAAACAACGCCTTGCCATGTGGCTACTTGCTACTTCATTTATTGGTTTCTTTTCTTCTTCTCCTGTAGTATGATTAATCACTGTTACAAGTCTATTAATACCGCATAACTCAAAAATTTTCTTTATATCTCTATTATAAAGCCATAGAGCTTTAAAAGGTAAGATTTTACCCTTACAGTCAATATCTTTATACTTATCTATGATTTTTTTTGCTCTTTCATTTAAAGGAACACGAACTACAATAGGATGCCCATCTTTAGTCTTATGCGGAATGTATTCTATTGCTCCATTAATAATATTATTTGCTGTCATTTTCATTAAATCAGCAACACGACAACCTATTAGACATTGAAAAAGAAATACGTCTCTTTGTTTTTCCAATAGAGGATATTGTGAAAAGTCAAAATCAGCTATTTTGTTTCTTTCTTCTATCGTGATATAATAAGGGGTGCAGTATTTAGGAGTGGGCATATCTGTATAATCTAAAAATGGATTTTCATTTATCACTTTATTTTTCACACACCAATTACAAAAAGCCCTAAGGCATGAAAACAAATGAAATATTGTACTATTCCCTTTGTCTTTTACATTTCCTTGATTAAAGGGATATGCTGCTCTTATTTTCGCATAAATACTGGGATAATCTTTATACAAAGAACTTTCATTTTTTAAGAACGAACACAAATCATCTATCCTGTCTTTATCCAATATGTCAAAATTGAAATGGAAAGATTTATTTTCGGTATTCTGTATAAACATCTCATAACGCAGGATAGAGCGTTTCATTTCTTTTATGTTCTTTTGCCTCCCCTCTGATATACTACGCTTGTTAATATACGCATCAAGCATAGGGAAAAAGCCACGAGAAACAGCCTTATGTTTTTCTGGGTACAAATTTTCATCAATTAACTTTTCAAGAATTTCACTTGTGAGCTTCTTATCTTTATTTGCATCATAGATTGATATTATTAGGTTCTTTCTATCTGATACCGCTTTGTTTATTGAGTTTCTTGTTTCGTCTGCACATAAAGCACGTTTCTTGATGCAATCATTTTTAGCATCCCACAATTCCACATTTACTTTTATCTCGCTATTATGAAATAGTTGAATGTTTCTACCATCACTAAGCCGGAAGCGGATATTTACCTCTGCGTTCTTTCTTGTAGTTCTTACTATTGCTTTTACTGTTGCCATATCTTAAATCTTTGGTTGTGCAAATATACTCATTTTGCACAACATCTGCGAATATTTGCACAACATTATAGTATTTTTCATAGTAGATAAATTACATAAAACACTGTAATATAATATTATTCTATAATATTTAATATCATACAATATCATATTGTAGAATACAAACAAAATTCTCACATTCACATAATGACACTTCAAAGCTGTGTCCGCTTCCGTGCCGATAGAATCAATGGAGTAACGATAGGTCGTGCCGTCATAGGCGCTTACCACATCATCAAATCGTTTGTTTGCTTCTCTTTCGAGTTCATTCAAGCGGATGGTGTTTGCTTCATTTTCGCTTAAATCAGGAACACAAAGATTCACTTCCGCGAAAGACTTTCTCCAATAAGTCCCCGGCTGTTGCTTCTTCGTGTGGATGACAATCCTTTCAGACTTCAATCCACCTGTCAGAGTTTCCCCAGCAGGCACTATGTCTATTCCGAAAGCCTTGCAGTCCCGATAGAGAATGTTTCCTATGTCGGTAGTTACTATCATTCAATTTCTTCTTTTAATCGTTTCTCCGCATATAAAGCAGCACTACTCAAAACATCATATCCCTTAGATTCCACGAATGAAGCATATTCCGCTTCGTTTTTTAGTATCAGACCGTCTTTATCAACATCGTAATCATTGGACGTTCTTAGAGTCAATGTATGGTCTTTATAATTGCCGTGTTCCTCTGCATGTTTCACAGCTTCATCACCCACATCAATCATCTTCTTTTCGACTTCCCATTCTCCTTCATTGAAAAAGGAGTCGACATCGGAAAAATCGAAATCTACATCCATAGTTCCGAATAGTTAAAGTGGTTTGTACTCTTAACCGTGTAAACCTCACCTTGACCTCTCACGTTCTCACTGTCCATACAGCGCACTTCGACACCAGCCTTAACAGTGATTCTCTTCTCACACACTACATGGTAATTCGGGCGATACACAGAGCCGTTTTCTGACTTAAACTCTTTGGTAGTGTTATCGTCACAGCGACACCTACATACATCCTGCCAGCTTTCACCGCCTGTTCCAGGAATGGGTCTGCCGAACTCATCCTTATCCATCGGGGTGATAACCTTTATCTGCAATATATGTGGAGCAAATATCATAAGAAAGTACATTTGGGCTTGTTACTTAATTCGTCTTTCAATCCGTACTGTTTACACAGAAATGAATAGTAGTCCTTAATACCCTGAATGTCCCAAGATATAGAGAAACCGCTTTCACTGGTTGAAGTGGCACGAAGCAATAGAGAGGGAATGAACTTCGCAATCGCCACAGAGACACGACCGTAGCAATCCTCGTTCATCTCACCCTCTCCGCTTATCTTCGAGGTAAGACGCACATCCAAAAGGTCAGCCTCCGACAATTGAATGCCGAAAGTCTGAAACTTCTGTGATATGTATTCATTTACTGTCATGCGTTCATTGTCGAAAGGTCAATGTTCACAATCTTATTAGGAGCAATGAACTCAGGAATCCATTCAGCGGTGTATTCCATGTATCTACCTTCTTCATCACGATAGTTACATACCGACATCTGTCCTTCGGCAGAATTGTAAGAACGTCCCGGAACGGGATCAGTCATTACATACGGCTTATGATGGCGCATCCTCATCACCTTATCTGTCTGCAACAGGGTGATACGGTTGTCAGCGTAAATCTGTACGTTCTCTCCGTTCTGATTTTCTACATAATCTTCCTTGATTTCGATTGCCGGAAGACCAATCCCTGTAAATACGCTGGATGCCATTTGGTCTGTTACCAATCCTGCGTTAACCATGAACTCACGCTCGCCAAGAATCATCTTGAATTTATCCCCGAACTCAGAAGCGCCTACAATGTTCTTCATGAATGTGCCACGAGACATAATCATCTTAGAGAACACACCGTATTTAGCTTTCAGCTTCTGAATCTCCTGCTGTAAGTAAGAGATAAATTTATCCTTAGCGGCTGCTTCTGGAGTCAAGAAGTGGAACGGCAACTCGATATCAAGCAACTCGATATTTTCTTTGTTGTCAGCCAAGTGAACCTGAGCTTTACCGGTCATCAATAATTCAGGAACAACGATATCCATACGCTTGTGTGGAGCAAGCAAAATCTGACGGTAATCATCAACAATAAAATCAATGATTTCCTGTAAGATTGTACGCTGGTCAGCGGTATTGGCGGCATTGAATTTATCAATGATGTCTTGCAATTGCGACAGACGTTCAATATCCATCTGATAACGGTCGCCCAAGTAAGCAATTTCTGTATAACCGCTTCCGAGTGAGCGTCTTTCACGAATGGGCTTCTGGTCATTCTTGCCAAGGATGGAACCGGCGACGACACCTGTAACCGTTCCCAAGTAAGTCTTGAAAACACGTTGTTTGGTTTCCAAGAAATCACCGTATTGTTTCCAATAGATTGTGTCCAGTTTCAACTTGAGAACACGGTCAATAATCGCCTGAACGATGTTAGGGTCTGTAAATAAAGTTTGTATGGTCAAATTCATATCTAAACTTTTAATGATTAATACTCAAACTGGAAACGGCTTGTCAATCCAACCTTATCCAGTTCATGAATCGGAAGAACCAACTTGCTTTCCTTTACCTCATAAGCCTGCATCAAAAGAGTGCAGAGAACAGCTCCATCGCTCTCGACTTTCTTCGCGTCATAAAGAACAAAGTTCGCAGTGTTCTTCTTCACTGTACCACCCACTGCGGTAGCCTCGAAAAGAACCGCATCCTTAGCGATATTTTCTCCGAAAGCCGCTTTGATGGTTAATACATCGTAGGATTTATTGGACTTGTCGATAGATGCCACTTCTGCGCCTTTCTTTCCGCTTCCGATGAACATACCCTGATAAGCCAAAGAGTCTTTTGCCACCTTGATGGTAAGATTAGACTCTCCTGTGGTATAAGCTTCAACCACTTTCACATTACGGACGGGAACGAGTGTCCGTTTCTTCAAATCCGCTTGTACCGGGGTGAACACGGGCAAAAAAGAACCTACTACGAGGTCGGTGATGTCCAACTTCCAAGGACCGCTCTTTCTCACACCTGTCTCAACACGGTAAAACTCTTCCGGTTTATAATCCGGTTTCAAGTCATAATGTGTACCTGCTGCCATTTAATTTACTTTTTAGATTCAACAATCGTTTTTGTACCTTCCGAAATCATACCAGCAATAGATTCGTTTTCTTTCTCAATCTTCGTCTCCGCTGATTCGGGAGGGTTCACACCGCTAAAGCCTATATTGGCGAGTTCCTGCTTTGCGTCCTTGAAAAAAGTATCTAAGTCCGCATCATCGGGAATCGCATAACGCTTTGCGAATGTTTCGGGAATACCATACTCCTTTGCCTTTGCCATAATCTGCTCCTGTCGGGTAGCCTGTGACTTCTCAGCCTTAAACTGAGCGAGTTCATCGGAAAGAGGCTTGACAGCAGCACTCACCGCATTCGCAATGATGGTTGCCATGTCTGCCTTATCTTCCGGATTTGGATTTGGGTTAGGATTAGGATTCTCGATTTTCGTTTTCAATTCGTCCAATTGCTTTTGCAGACCCGACTTTTCGTTTCTAACAGTATCAATGTCCCCTTGAAAAGCTTTTAAAAGTCCTTCGACCCCACTAATAGCGGTTTCTATTTGACTTTCTTCAGCTACGGTTTTAGATAAGTAGTCAGCCACCCCGTCAAACGCTTTATCACCAAACCCAAAGGTCTTATACTTCGTTTTTAGTGCTACTAAGATTTTTTCTTTCATACCGTATGAATTATTAAATTTGAAATTCAATTTGCGAAAGTAAAAATACGACCAATATAGATGATTAGTAAATATTTAAGCTTCCTATTTACGACAATCAATCCATTGTCGTAAATACGATATAAAAGTAAGAAGTAACTACGTGGAAGGGAAATAATTAGATAGTGTAGAATTCACCAAGAAGAGATTGTGAAGAAAAAGCATAAAAAAGCCGTGAACCCATACAGGAACACGGCTTTCGTTTTGAATTTAAAAGCTCTGAATTTATAAAGTAGCAGATTGTAACTCTGCTCCGATATTCTTTATAGTATCGAGAATCTTTTTTGTGGTTGATTCTCCAGCAAATGCCAGTCCGTTTTTGTACTGCCGCATCTTTGATTCATTTATTCCTACCTTCTTGGCAAACTGGCTAACATTTATCCAATCAAAATAATTAAAGAATGATTGGAGGTCGTATTTAAACACTACATCAATAGCATCTGCTCCATCAGGAAGAACTTTGCCTTCCTCTATAATCATTTCCTTTGCTTCTTTAATACTTTCAAAGAAATCAGCCTTTGCTTCTTCCACATTTGAGCCATATCCACCTAATCCATGACTAAGTAGCATATCATCCGAATAGATGGAGTATAAACCATCTGTTCCCTTTTCAATAATAGCAAGTATCTTCATAAATCTTTGTTTTTATTTGAAATTTAAAAGCTCTGAAATATGGGTTCTCACAGGTAAGCGAGCGGCAGGGATTAAATCCCCGCCATCTCTCTAATGCTTTTCAGCGTGCCATCTCTCAACTCTTGGCTACCATGTCTTGATACTGGAAAAGTCCGTTTGGTTATCGGACTATACCAAATATCATGATTAGCACCATGACGATGAATAAAACAACCAGCCTTTGTTAGCACCCTTACTAACTCTGATACTTTCATAATTTCAATGAGCTTTTAAATTCAGTACAAAGATAACGTTTTTGTTACTATCATGCAAGCATATCACACAAAAACAAATAACGTTTTTGTTACTTTTAACAATATAAATAGCGGCAACTCTGAAGAATTACCGCTAACCATTCTATTTTTAATATTTTTCTCGCATATTTTTGTATAACACCCGTAATTTTCCTGCTACTACTGTTCTGTTTTTAATATTTTTCATTCTTAGTAGCCTGTTCTTCCTTGATTTCAGCAAGCTCTTCTTCAATTCTGTCACTATTCCCAGCAAACATGATACCTTCTCGCGTAGACCATACTCCGCCACCCACAGCAGCAACGGCAGTAGCCACCTTATCGTTCAAGTCATCAATCATAAACGGAACCAAGTCCGTCTCGATATCAATAGTCTGTGATGCCTTGTTGAACTCAGTTGGATTGATAGAGCCTAAAGCGGAAACAATGAAATTTACTCTCCGCTGCAAGAACTCACCGATAACCTCACCGTGATTTTCTACCGCCATATGTGCACCCATGAACATAAAGCGGAAAGCGGTTCCTGATGCTTTGCCTACCCCCTTCAACGTCTCAAAGGATATTCTTGGAGTGTTTGACATATCATAAGCCATATTAGTGAGTGTTTCTGCTTCAAATTTTACGGTATCTGGCACCTGATTCCACGTCAGATACTGGGCATCCGCACCTTCACCTGTAAGTTTGACCATTCTATCCTTAACCTTACCCATGAAACCCTCTACATCTCCAATTAGCTTCAGCAGTGGGAAGAAATGGTAGTCTATACAATCAGCATAATTAGATAACAGTTTTTCCAGCCGGACACGGAATGTCTTTATCTTCTTGCAATAAGGTTCAGGACGATAAGCATAAAGAACCGGTAGTTTTGGGAATCCATGAGCAAAAGGCGTTCTTTCTTCATACCCTTTAGACAAATCCCATTGATAAACCATTTTGTCCGTGATAGTCATAAAGCAAGTTATCTCCGAATCATCCATGAGCTTCTTTTTATACTCACGTGAGAAAGCAATCATTTTACCTTCATCGTTAAAGAACGGGTATAGCTTATCACCTCTGAATGGAGACCATAACACGCTTTTCAGTTTCTTGGTGGGTTTTACCTTGCCTCCGAATGTAGTCTTTACTTTTTTCCAGAACTTCGCCCAAAACGAATCATCATCGGTAACATACCAATATTCTGCCGCTTCTTGTTCGGAGAGCCAGGCACGGACAACCTTCTTGTTCTGATATTTGATTTTATTAGACTTGAATACAGCCTTTACCGCATCCAGCAGCTTCTTTTCGTCATCATCTGTTGGAGTGCAATCCATTGACGGCTCGGTGCCGACAGTAAAAGCCGTTTGAATGTTCACGATGTCCTGCTCCAGGGGAATGGAGATACGATTTACCGGTTCGGTCTTGTATTGTGCTTCAATCTCGTAGGTCTTGCCAGTCTTTTCATCGAAAACTTTCTCCGCTTCTTTTTCAAGCACTTTTCTGTCTGGATACTTCTCTTTATCCACCATGATTTCATGGCGTTCTGGGTTCCAATCATCCCACAATTTGCAACGATCAGGAAGTTCTGTCTTTCTACCTTTCTTCAAGCAGCTTATTTTCTGCCCGATGTCAGGCAATGCTAATATTTCTTCGAGTGCCATACGCTATATTATAAATTTCTTATTGCTTCCTCCTTAGACTGATAGAACATAGGAATATTATGAAACCTATCATACCAATCTCTAAATTGCCATTTTGACCACCAATGCCTCTTGATTTGAATAGCCCATCCAAAGACAGGTTCTCCACAAATACAGCCAAAGTGAAACTTCATTATTTTCAATTTCATACAATTTAATTTTAATGCGTGAATATTCCTGATAAATCTTTAGGTTTCTGAATCTTACCAAGAAGCTCACCCAATACATAGTAACGTGCAGCATCTATGCAATTATGCACGAGAACTCCGTTAGCGAAGAACTCGTGTTCGTCTTCTATTGTTAGGTCGTATACTTCACAATAACTCTCACCCCTTATTATTACGTCGGTTAAGTCCTGCCAACTTAGCACCGCATTCTTTCGAGCAAGTTCTTGGTTTGATGTATTTGTTTCCAATAAACTTCCTTCCGCAGAATTGGCACACAAATTCAGTGTTATTGCATTTTGCCGTTGTTTGCCACAGCTTATGGCATCGCTTTGAGCAGAACCGTTGGTGCACATTTGTGGCGATATATTCATCACCACATTGTACGCAAGCCCTTGGAGTAGATTGCAATCTAATAATCGCTTTTTCTCTTCGCTGTTCCCAATTTCCTTTTGAAAAAGCCCCCCTTGTATTAAGTCCTTTAGCCGTGATGTTTTCAATCTTTTCGAGGTGTAATTTACCATGTTCACTAATCGTAACAGCCATAAGATTGGATACATCATTGTTAAGCGGATTGTGGTCGATATGATGTATGATTTTCCCTTTGGGAATTTTTCCAAAAGAGTTCTCATATACTGCATGATGCAATAGCTTTTGGAAGTACCTATCTCCTTTTTTCCATTTGCAGTAATAATAGTTGGGGTGTTTCCCGTTAGGGTATCGTTTATATGTCCGTCCGTCGAATTCGACAGAACATACAACCTGTCCATTTTTGTTAACTGTTCGTACTTCTTCCATCTTCCGTTTACGTTAAATTTATGTTCTAAGGTAGCAAAAAAGGTTCGTTTTTCAAAGCCTATAACTAATTCTTTTTCAACCACTTTCTTTATTCCATTACAGTGTTTTTTTAGTACTTTTTTATAGCCTTTCCTTGTCAGCACATAGTCACCTTCTACAATATCTTTAATCGGAATATCCCCATTAATTGTTGTAACCAATGTATCGCCACGAAAGCAGTGATTATTTGCATCAATAGGCGTGTTTATATACATTCCATTTTTATCCTTATCCCAAACATAGCCCCGAAGTTCATTTTGCAGATTATAAGAGCGTTTAGTTACAAAGATTTCCATACTCTGCATTTTATCTATTCCGGCATTAATTGAACCTGCACCCTTTTCGACAGGATATATCTTTATTCCGCCATTGTGAATTTCTTGAATAAGACGTGGGTCTGCGCTATCGGCAATAGTTTTCATATTCCACTTCCTTAAAGACTGAATAATATCAGTAGAAAGTAATCCTGTACGATAGTCCAACTCGTCAATGTAAATTGAGTTATCTACAATTCCGCAACGAACAATAGCAGTACAATCCACACTATACCCGAAATCGAGACCAATAGCGACTTTTTTTGCCCATGCGGGAAATTCATCGACAATACCCCACTTCTTAAACACAGCACCTTCAGCAACATCCGCCCATCGACCGATAACAACATGAGCATACTTTTCGGGATTACTCTTCTTCATATCTTCAACCTCTTTCAGAAACTCTGGTGATAGGTTCTCCAAGTTGTCAAAGTAGGTTGTATGGATATGCAATACATTCGGATGGGTACTTAGCTGAACATTCACGCCGTCAATATTTACCACCCTATGAGTATTTTCAATATACTTCTTGTATATGAAGTGGTTGCTATCTGTGGGGTTCATTATGATGATAATCCGGTTCTGAATGCCTTTCTGACGGATGGAAAGCATTATCTTTTCAAAATCTTGCTCATTAGTCCATTCTTCCGCTTCATCACATACAAATGTCGTTATACCATGTATGGATTTCAGTTTTGCCGTCTGCACACCGGAACTGACCTTTATCCCCCTAAACATAATTCTGCTTTTGGTCATTTTATTAATGACATCCGTTTTTGTAACAGAGAAATACTTCTCAGTTCCATCCATCTCTACTTTTTCCATAAACTCTGGAATTACAGACATGTGAGCCGATACCATCGTATAACGAGTATAGAGGATTTGGTGTACTATCTTATCAATTGGCGTCATCTCGAAAGTAAGCCTTTCAATGAAAGCGGAAGTAGCGTAGGATTTACCGCTACCTCGACCACCTGTTACCAAGATAATAAACTTCTCCTTATCTTGATATAATGGATAATATATAGGAAAATTCTTTATCATTGTATCTTAATCCTATTTCCAAATTTAGCAGGGGTATTAACTATTTTTTCTGCGTCCCAACCACTTTTTACCCTATAGGCAATTGTTCTACGGTCAATTCCTGTCATTCTTTCAATTTGATTGAGCGATAAAGGTACTCCTCTATATACGATTTTCTTATTATTACTTTTATTGTTACCTTGCGTGATTCGATCTGCCCATCTGCAATTCTCAGGAGAGTAATTTCCATTATTATCTATCCTGTCTATAGTCATGCCTGCTTCAAAACCGCTTTCAATACACCACTTATAAAAAGCCTCAAAAAGATTCCACTCTTCGCATATCTTGATGCCACGACCACCATACCGATAATAGTTAGATGCGTTCTTATTATTACATCTTTGCCGCATAGCCTTCCAAATAGCATGTTCATTTGTATGACAAAGCCCGTGTGTTTTTGGTAGACTTGCTATTTCTACATTGTAACACCCACACGATTTAGTATGCCCCGAAACAAGTGCACGCGCATGAACGGTACAACTATTCCCACATTGGCAAATACAGTTCCAATATACGCCTTTACGCCCATTAGCATCTCCACGTCCGATCACTGTTAATTTCCCAAATTCCTTACCTGTTAAATCATTTAATTTCATTAGAATCTATTTCTCTTTTAATCCACGAATCAATATCAACACCTTGCTTTATATCCGTAGGAATATCACTGGCATCTTCATCCTGCTTTCGTTCAATCTTTCTCCACTCCTCATCGTAATGATAAAGCCATACAGACATAGCCTGCAAACTCGGAGCAAGCTCACTCTCTACACTCTGTATCTCTTCGTCTCCTGTATAATTGCCATCGGGATCTCTCAACTTCCGCTTTGTGGTACTCTTCGTTTTGATGCCACCCATCGCCATAGCAAGGAACTTTGCACGCACCGCAGCAGTGATTGTCGCACGCCCGCGCGTCAATACTTCGCTTAATTCAGAGTACTGACTTTTCTTCTCGCAAAATGTCTGAGGGGCTAACCCAACTGCAAAAGCGATTTCCTTGTCTGTGAATCCCTTTTTAGCGTACGATTCCACAAGAGAAAGAAAGTCCTCGCTTGTATAATCAAACTTTGGCTTTCTTCCTCCACGACCTTTTGTATTTTGGAATTCACTGTTCGACATAATATTATCCGTTAGCTAATCCCATATACTGCGAACGGGAGAATTTTATAGCTGCACTCTTTTGTAAAAGAGATTGCATTTGCGATGTTTTTCCCTGTGCTATTAACGAGAGAGCTTCGCTTCGTGCATTTCTTATAACTCGGCTCGCTCTTATATTGTGAGCATATCTATCAAATGCAGCTTGTGCCCTATTTAAACGTCCATAAGTTCCTTGCAATGTTGATTCTTTGGCATTTATTCTATTGATTTGATTCACTAAATCATCATAAGACTTTCTTCTTCTGACTCAACTTTCCTCCTAAATTTTAAATTATTAATCTATCCTTTCTACTTGCCCATCAAACACCTCTCCCTTTATGAACTTCATATCAGGGTTATACCCGAACCTTTCGCAGAAAGCGGCTTTAGCTTCATAGGTGTCAAAGGATAACATCACATAAGCATCCATATTCTCGGCTTGCCTCTGTGCGTTCTCCTTAACCTGCTGCTTGACTTCTTTCATGTGGGCAACCTTTTCGGCACGCTCTAATTGCTTGGCGGCTTTATCGGCTTCTTTCTGTTCGGTAACGGGTATCATCATATCGGAGAGGGCATCTGCAATAGAGCTTTCCTCTTCGGTCTGCAAAAGATAGTCAACACCAATCATGTTCAGGTCAGCATCAGTCAAACCAGCGTCTTTCCAATCAATATCAGGAACAATCTGCGCAAGAGCGTCGAAATCCCAAGTACCTTGCGCATTGGGGTTATTCATTAGAATATTAAGTTCCTTTTCCTGTTTTTCGTCCACGTCAATGACATCGACACGAATACGGTAGTCGTTATCCGGGAACTTCTGCAATTCATCCATAACAGACAGACGTTGATGTCCACTGACTACGGTAAGACCAGTACGCTTATTCACAACTATTCCACCTACCAATCCGAATTTCTTGATACCACGTTTCAGTGTCTTACGTGATTCCTCTGATAGCTTTCTCGGATTATAATCAGCAAAGTGAATGGCAGAGCGGTTAAGTTCCACCGATTCACTCTTGATATATTTTGATAATTCCATATTAGCCATTACTTAGACCGAAACCTCTCTGCCGAAGAGTATTCCTTTCGGCTCTTGCTATAAGATTATCACGAGATTGTTTTGCACGCCTGCTTGCAGCACTGCTACTCCATGTATTTTTTCTTCTCCAGTTAGCTTCGCTCAATCTTTCTGCCTGAGCATATATCTGTTCTCTTGTCTTTCTTTTTCTGACTCAGCAATCCTCCTTATTAATTTTGTTGATTATGATACTCCCAAAGCACTCTTTCAGCCATCGGGAAAACTTTGTAAATTCTCTGTAAGTCCTGTGGATAGTTCTTCTCCATCCAAAGCATACAATCAAGATTGAAGCCTACTCCCGAACTCGCTTTCAATGAATATCGGACTGGTTCGGGTAGGTTGTGCTGCCTCATGTAAGCGAGAATATCTCTCTGATTCCAATCAGCCAAAGGATAAACCATACCGTTATTCTCGTAACCGTTTACCTCATACCCTTTCAGCATAAGCCTACGATTCATGCCATCAGCTTTCTTCATACCCAAGAATGTGTAATAAACTCCGTGAGTAAACTGCATAGCCTTTACCACATCTGCCAACTTCAATAGTTTCACTTCCGGATTAGGCACGCAATACATACCTCCACGAAGAATATAAGTAAGATTCCAGTGAGGCACTTGCACAAACTCAATCTTTGGATATTTGACTTTAGTCCAGCCAATCCATCGGTTAATGTGCTCCAAATTCTTGACAAAGTACATGAACACACAAACAATCCGGTCAAACTTCGGATAGAGTAAATCAAGCAGAACAAGCGAATCTTTACCCAAGGATAAAAACAAAATGCAAGATTTAGATTTATCCGCTACAGCTTCAATATACCTGTATGTCTCTAATGTTTTATTCATTTGAATGCAAATATTCTTGAAGTTTAGCTTTTACATACTCTAAATCTTTAGATTCTGCAACATACTTTCCCTTTACACTTGCAGTATAAGTACCATTCCTTTTTCTGTAGAAAATATATTTAGGCAAACTTTTTATTTTCTTGAATTTTCTTTCTTCATAGAATGACTCAAAAGCTCCTTTATCTATGGATTCTTTAGCTTCTTTATAAACAGCATGAGCATTTTCTTCGCTTCCCTCTGTACCTAAATAGAACTGTTTCCCATTATAAAATATTCCTATCGTATATCTTTCCCCACTGAATTTAACACCTATATGCGTTTTTGTAGAGTTTCGGTTATTACAATTTTCTCTTCTTGTCACAATTCGTAGATTATTCAATGAATTGTTAGCTTTGTTCCTATCTATATGGTCTATTTCCATATCAAAAGGAATAACCCCAACAAACGATTGATATACTAAACGATGTACTTTGAAAGAGATTCTTTTCCCATCAATAGTTGCATGGAAGAATTTATATCCACCTGCATCCGTTGAAGGGTTAAGTGCAACACCTTTTAGCCGCTTTGTCTTACCACTCTTATCACAGATACATCTATCAAGCGAGCGTACCCTACCCAACGAACTAATTTCATACATACCTTCTAACCCAAATGCTGACTTCCAAATTTCTTCCATATCAATAGTATTTTATACCAAAGCCTCATTCGATTTTACCCGAATGAGGTCTATATACCGGTTCGCTTGTTCTACCTTGCTCATAGCTAACCACCGCTTAAACCAAATGAAGTACGAAGGTCACTATAACGCTGTCTGCGTGACCCCAACTGTGATGTACCAGCTTCACCGCCACGTCTGGCAACCAATCTACCACCAGCCCCGGCACCGTTCATATTTCTGCGAGGCCCGGCTACTCTGTTAATTCTTCTTGCGACTCAGCTTTCTAATTTTAAAAGTTAAACAAATCAATCTATATGTTTCTCTAATATCTTACCCAAGGTATAATCCATTTGGGCTGCGAGATATTCTTCACCTTGATACTCGTAAACAATATCATTGCCGTTTTCATCTGTGAGAATGACTGCCTCTGCTGCTTTCACTTCAACGATAATATATGGACGTTTACCCGTATAAGCACCTGTAAGAAGTTTGATAGCATCATACTGAACTGGCTTCAACTCAACTTCACCTTCTTCAGGTAATTCTGCATCAGCCGGATATTCTTTACCACCACAAAGGTAGGTGATATACTTCTTTGCGTTGGTAGGCCTGATTTCACGGTATTCGTGAGTTTTCTTACCGGCCAAGATTTCATCAAAATACTTTTGCTTAATACTAAGCGTCAAAATGTTCATAATCGTGTCAAATTTAAATTAATAATTAAGTAGTTGCGGAAACAGGACTCGAACCTGTGACCACCGCCAAGTCAAAGCGGTAAGCTAACCAACTGCTCCATTCCGCGATATATTTCTTTTAAGTATATAATTTAATGTGCCTTTGCTACTTATCGAATATTTCTTCATAAGCTCTCTATAATTAGAACCCTTTGAGTATTCTAATTGAATCTGTTGTGCTAATTCATCTGAGTATTTTTTAATTGCCTCTGATGCTTTTTTAGCGCAGCGCATTCTTGTTTCTTTAGCCTTATCCATCGCATTTTCAAACGGTGTACCTATTGCTATATTCTCATACGAATTATCAAAAGAATCACCATTTAAATGTCTAACTTCAATGCCTTTGTCAAAAATAGCATCACCAAATTTTTGATAAGCCTGCAATCTATGTACATAGACCTTGATAACTTTCGTTTCACTCACCCTTATGCCAATATACATATACGGGTCACTGCCACGCGTACCGACTTTTTTACCGCGTGCAGAAAAGGCATTGCCTTGTGAATCGACATAATATCCTTTATCTTTGGCTAATATTTCATATCTGCTCTTCATATTTTAAATATTCACTTCAAAGGTACTACCACAACCAAAGATAACGAAATATCTTCAATCGTTATACACGACAATCGGTTTATTGTCGTGAACTAAGCCATTTGTCCCGTCTTTCTCTGCATGCCTCTAAGGTAGGTGCACAACAAGAAAACAACTCACCACTTTCAGTACGATAGTCGTACTGGTACATTCTCACTCTCTTACCTCTCAACTTGGTGTTGTAGGTAGTGTAATTCTCTTTACCGGGTTGGCATACGCTGCAACCGTTTTCGTTTATTGAGTTCATAAACTATATGATTTAATGATTTACTTATAAATGATATACAGATACTACGTGACTGCAAAAATCTACATCACCATAAGCTATGATTTCGTATTTATCACCTTTCATATCGACAATGGTGTAATTCATATCCCTTTCGATTACTTCATAATCACCAGGTAAATGATTCTCTATAAAATCATCCATTGAATCCGAATTTGTAAAAAGGGCATATTCTGTTTGCCATCTGTAATATTGCAGACCGTCCAAGACCATTTGTTTAGTCAACATAATCATTTTTTACTTAATGCGTTGGCAATACTTGTCTTTAACAGTTCAATCCACTTAAGATTAAACTCTCTTTCTTCTGGATAGTTAGTCTCGTTTTCTTTTCGTAATTGAGCTATAAGTAGGGATATTTCTTTTGCGTCCATAATAATCTATATTTAATGTTTCACATTCAATCTCTCTTCACTCGTATAAGCCACAACAAGACCGGTTTCATCATGCTGTATGATGATGTACTTTTCACCCCTTTCTATGGTGGTAAAGTCATACATCGTGCATAACTTGCCTAATACTTTGCCCAGTTGCTTCATCAGTGGGGCTTCGGGACTTATGATTAAAACTAAATCTGCTTTCATAATCGTGTGTATTGTGGTAGCCCGAAGGCTACCGGATTAAAACTTAATAAATTATACCGGTTGAGCCGTATACGCCACCGTTGTACCATCTTGCGAGCTTCCCGTAATAACCGTACTTCTTATAGTTGATTGTATCGGCTTTAAACAATTTCATCGCTTCTGCCTTGTTGCTTGCTTCGTAATGTACACCTGTGTCTTTACCGTTGCAATCATACACTACGTAAGTGTTACTCTGTTTCTTTGATTCTGATGTTGCCATAATCATATATCTTTTAATTGTTATTACTTCGTTTCTGATGATGCAAATGTATAGCTTTACCTAAACAAAAACAAAATATTGTTTAGTTTTAACAAAACATTAACATCTTATATGAGTTTAGATAAAACAATATAAATTCCAAATAATGTTTAGATATGATGTAAATTAACTGCAAAATAGTTGTAACTTTGCATATAGTTATAACTAAACATACTATATATGGATATAAAAACAGTAATAAAAGCACGTGGTTATACTATTGAGCGTATAGCCAATGAATGGGAAAGTAAGAACGGGAAACCTATAACTAAGGGGGCATTGTCGCAATCCATTAATAAAAACCCAACAGTCGAAACACTCCAAAGGATAGCGAATGTTATTGGATGCAATGTTGGTGATTTTTTCGCTGATGAATTAGAGAACACCATAATTTGCCCTAATTGCGGTACAAAACTAAAAATTACAAAAGAAGATGATTAACTACGATAAATTAGAGAAGGTAGGTGAATACCGAAATGGCGAACTTAATATTTGGTTTAAGCCTGTATATGGTAAAGACGAAGGCGTTGTGTATCTTCTTCGTTTTGGGAATGACTACTATATTGGCTCTTCATCAAATTTAAAGAAAAGGATATACTCACATATACAATCTTTGCGAAGCGGCAAACACAGTTCACCTTTAGTTCAAAGGGCATTCAATAATACTACATCGTTTGAAGTATATTTATTAATGAGAACTTATAATCGGATACAGAACATGCAAATGGCGGAACAAGGCTTCATTTTATTACTTAACCCTTCACTGAATGGAGCTTTACCAAAAGGGTCAAAAAATCCATTTATAGAATTTATATGGAAATCGAAAGGAGAAGACTACACCCCATAAGCTGACGCTTTAGGCGTGGAAATACCGGATTTATTTAGGAATGAATCTGATACTATCACCTGCCCTCATTGTGGAGGTAAAATACATTTTGACGGAAAACCACGCATGCCGGAACATAAGAATATACGAGGGAAGGAATACTATAAATAGCCAGCACAATAGAGGAGCTTGAGAAAATTGTGCTGGAAATAAAAGAAAAAGCCGATTAAAGTTGTTATATATGTAAACTTTCACTATATTTGCATCATGAAAAAAGAAAGAGAGATACTATATTATGAGAATTACTTTATAGACTTCTTCATGTCATTAGAGGATGGAGCAAGAAAAAAAGTATCTTATGTACTTGATATGCTCAAAACGCAGGAACGTTTAAACAAGAATTTCGTTAAGTTCATACGTGACGGTGTATATGAGTTGAGAGCAAGCCATAATGGGAATATTTATCGTGCTTTCTTTATTTTTGACGATGGCAATATCATAATGCTGTTTAATGGTTTTCAGAAGAAAACACAGAAAACGCCCGATAGTGAAATTGAAAAGGCTTTAAAACTTAAAAATGAATATTATGCAAGTAAACCCTAAAATCGGAAGTATGGATGCCGTATTGGATAAACTGTACGGCAAAGTAGGCTCACCGGAAAGAGAAGAGTTTCGCAAAGAAGCATACTCTTATTGCGTGGGGCAGATGATTAGCGATGCACGTAAACAAGAAAAAATGACACAATCCGAGTTAGCTGAAAAAGTAGGAACCAATAAGACCTATATATCAAGAATTGAAAAAGGAGTTATTGAACCGGGAGTTGGTCTGTTTTTTCGTATTATTGATGCACTGGGATTAAAAATAGAGATTGTTAAACCCATAATGTAAATAAGCCGGAGCACCAAACTCCGGCTCATTAATTGATTAGCCCTTTGATTCTTAACCGATTTACGATTTCGGTATAAAGATACTCTATATCCCCACTGAAATCCCCATAATTCTGATACAGAAACACGACATCAGCGCAGTTGTCGGAAATCGTGCTCTTGGACTGAATCCCCAATACTCTTGACATCTCCTCACGTAACCCTGCTGTCATTTTTCCACCGGCAAGCGAGCTTGGAGAAAACAGATACAGGATAATGAAAATGAACTTCTTCCGCTGGGTTACACTGTCAATATTCGGTGGACATCCTCTCTCATTCAGCAACTCAACGAATATCTTGTAGATTTCATGGATAAGGCTTTTGTCTTTCAAAATCGGGGCGGTCAAGGCGTTTTCTTCCTCTGAAAGTTCTGATTTCTCAATACGAATCTTTTTAAGACGAATTATTTTGTTAAAATCCAGCTCCATAACACGATTATTTTAAAAGTAAATAGTATATTTGCATCATAATCGTGTGAGGAGCTGATTCATGGTCGTGCGTGGGTTGGCTCTTTCTTTTATTTAACAGACTTATTCTTTTCTTGAATAACCCGATTTTGCTCGTTCACCTCCCTACCCCATATCATAGCGGAATAGATGGCTTTTGCATACAAAAAGAGTTCCTCACGACTGGTAAGGAACTCAACTCGAAGGGCTGCACATTTCGCATCAGTCCAGACATTTTCATTTCTACTCATTGACTATTTGTTAATTTTATAAATCTATTACGTTAATGGTTAACATACATATCCGCTTGCTAAACCATGTTATAAGATGGCTGAACAAAGGCTCATAATTTGCATAACTTCCACAAATCCGTACCTTTGCAATGTGTTTTTCATAGTATTAGATTTAGGTTAATAAAAAAGATTGGCTGTCTGGGAAGATAGCCTTTTTTTGTAACCATTGGCAATATCTTTTCTTTATTAATCACCTGGTCGTTCATACCGTTTCTTCAATTGTTTCAAGACTATTTCCATACCGTTATCCAACCCTTTCTTATAGCCGGACATATGTTCACCTATGTTGTAAATCAAACATCCTACAACAATAAGGACAACCCCTAAAGCTCTATGCCAATAGGGTAGGGATACACTGAACGGTGAAAATGTCAACCGGAAATGTCCGATGAACAATACTGCGATGATGAATATCGCAATAAAGAAAATGAGGTCTGTTTTCATATCAATCACCATTTAAAACATCCAACAACTCTTTCGCTTTCTTGTAAGTGTCAAAGCCTTTGACGTTTCTCCAATTAGCAGAAAACAGTCGTTCGTCTCTTACTTGCACCCAATATATTGTAATCGGTATGCAACCGTTGTAGCCTTCACATTGAATGATTCTGTATCTTTTCATTTCCTATGATTTTCTCAAAGCATTCATCACAAAAGACTAATGTCTTTCCGTTTTTTATTCTAACTTTAATGCCATCCCTCCTTAAATCTGTAGCAGTAGGCTTTAACACCGCATAATGATTTATAGCATGACCGCATAAATCACATGACACATCGTACCATTTCTTTATCATTTCAATCTCCTTTCTCCTTAATCCGTTCCAGTACATCCTTGTATCATATTTGTAATTTAATTTTTATTCTTTTAATTTGTTTTGTAATTATTGAAGCTACATTTGACCTTGTTGTGTTAAATTCATGTGCTATTTCGGTTGGAGTATATCCTTGTAAATAATATCGTAAATATGTCTTTGCCTTATTCCCCTCAACTAAGGATATTATATCTATTTTTTCTCCGTAGTATTGATGGCATTCGCATCTCCATTTGCATAAATCTACGGAATCGATATATCTGACATGTTTATTATGCTCAATAAAATCCAGTGCCCTATGCCTTGCCGTCTTTAACCATTTGTTGTTTGCATGTTTGGCTTGAAGAGAGTTATTGCAGTAAGTCTCTATATAAGCGTTTGCAGCAATATCTTCAGCATCTTCCCTACTTATTTTATGTCCATAAAGGTATAATAATATGTCAGATACTTTTGTAAAGCGTTCTGGAAAGGATTGCAACTCCATATCTTTAATTTCGTGATTTTCCAACACCCTTTCGTCGATAAGGTTTGAAATAGAACAATTAAAAGGATTTCTATCTATGTGTTTAGGCTCTACCTCGCTCCATTTCTTTCTAACAAATGCGTTGTACATCACAAGGGAAAGCTTACGAGATATTTCCTTTTTATGCCCAATAGACAGTCTTACAATTGGATATTTTCCGTTTTTTGATTGTTCTATTTTTTTTTCATTTATAGAAAAACGTTTTGAAACATGACGTATAAAAAACAATCGGCAAGAAGAAGTAATAAAATATCTGTTATACTCATTAACCATCGAAATAGGTACTTCTGCAATGGTTGATTTTGTAAAATCTTTAATATACTCTTTTGCAGAATCAAGTGTTGGAACAAATACGCATGATTTGTTGTTTATTTTTCCAAAGAAAATCATATATCAATCTCTTTCTTTTTATTTAGCGTTGTCAATGATAGATACCATACTCTTCCCATCCTTCTTGTTTGCAGTTTATAGGCAAATGAAGCCCCGTATAAACGAGATAACGATATAATGTTGTTTTTGAGACTTTCAACCTTTTAGAGATAACAGCTTTTTCTGTTCCTTTAGCCAATTCCTTGACAATATAATCATGCTTGTCCGCACATTTTGGATTAAGTCTACAGCGAAAACCACGACAGTGTCCGAGCATTACACCTTCTGATTTTTTCCTCGCTAAAGCCTCTTTTGTACGTTGACTGATAAGATTACGTTCAATCTCAGCTGACAACCCAAAAGCAAAGGCAAGGACTTTACTTTGTATATCTTCCCCAAGTCGATAGTTATCTTTAATTGTCCATACCTTACATCCCTTTGTCATACAGATATTCAAGATTTCCATAATCATAAAGAGATTACGTCCAAGACGTGAAAGCTCACTACAGATGATGATATCATCCTTACGCACTTTACGTAGTAAACGACCAAGTTGTCGTTTCGTGTAATTTTTCGTACCACTGATAGTTTCTTCAATCCAATCGTCAATTGTTAACTCACTAATTTTACAGAAGTTGCTTATCTCAAAACGTTGATTCTCTACAGTCTGCTTGTCACTGCTTACCCTAATATATCCGTAAATCATAATTTTTCATCATAAACCGCTATTCTTAATCCGCTTCTCACTAATTTTTCAATATTTTTATCCAAATCTTGCATAGAAAATTTAACAACCAATATATCTTCTACATTACTAATAGCTTTAATATGTAAAACACCGGAAGCACATTCTGCATCCTCCTTATACAATTCGTAGCTACCGCCAACTCGAAATAGAATAATTCTATCAGGATATATATTTTTCAAATTATCAAATAGTTCTACCATTTTATCTTATTTTAATCTTTCCAGTATATCCTTGTTAGCTTCGAGTATCTCGTCGAATGAGGGGATAGGTCTCCAATGAGTAACATATCCAGTCTTGATGTAGGGGTATATCCATTTATTCACTTCTCGCATTGCCATTTCATCAATACTACCATCAACAAATTTCACTTGACACATGCCTTTTGCTTGTTTGTTTGGTATTGCATCCTTAACACTTATCCAAGGTGATTGCTTTGCCTGCCAGTCTGCGCCAGCCTTTAAACCCCTCGTCAGTCCATTGTCATAATCGACCACATTTTTCACCTTAAAAGGCAGTTTATCTAAATTATTGGATTCATAATTGGCAAAGTTCATTGCCGCTTCTTCTACTGTCTGTTTCATAACTTATTTCCTTTTTGATTTAACTTTAATAGGATTACTCTTTGTACCCGTACCGAACCGCTCCAAACGGTAGCCATGTATCCGGAGCCAATACTTAAAAGAAGGGATATTCATATGTTTCATATATTTCTTCTTGTTATGAGCAAAAACCACCGGTTTCCGCTCGTGTTTTTAATACTTCATTTGCAGAAATGGCTTCTTTTTGCACATGTTAATACTTTAGCGGACTAATCAATCTGCTTTTATGGCATTGGCTATATTATCCGCATCCGACAGTTTCCTTGCAAGAACTTCAAATGCTGAAGTACAGCGTTCAGTGTTCATGTTCACCGTTCTTCCGATTCTAATATTATCAGAAGCAAGGTTCATCAGTCTTGCCACATTAGCCAGTTTAAGGTAATCCAGCATGAATCCGTTGAACTTTGAATCCTTCCTCTTGAGTTCTCCTATCCGTTCTTCGAACTGTACACAAGCATAGTCGCACAACGTCCTTGCCAGTTCGAACTTTGCAAGTTCTGCGGAATGGGATATTCCGTTGTCATCAAGTGCCTGCTTGAACTGCCAGTATAGCATATCCACGTGCTTGTTCACTTCCTCCACATACTTGTCGTTACATTCGGCAAAGAATTCGCTGCGGTCTGAACCGATGATACCGTTTACGGTCCGCTCGTATTCCCTTCTCGCTCTGTCCGCATCGTTCAAGTATCTTTTGAATGCCTGCTTGTAGTGGGGTGTGCGTTTCATCGCATGAATGCATTCGATAATTTGTCCGCAACAGATGTCGTTCGTGAACAGAATATTGTAAGTGCAGAGTACCACAAGGCTCTCATACTTGCTGATTATCTTGGTTGCTGTATCGGTAGTCATAGCTTTGTGTATTCTGCCTTATCCATACTCTTGTTCCTGCTCTCTTTTGCAAGTTCATCAATCATGCGCTGATACTTCCTTGCCACCAACGGGCAGCGCAGGTGCAGTGCGTTGTCACGCTGCCACTCCAATTGTTCGATTTTCTTTTCAAGTTCTACGTCCATGATGTTTTACTGTTTTTCCCTTATATGGATAAATCCTCTTTTCTCGCACTCTCGCAATAGCTCCATGTCTTCTTCCTTTATATCGCATGGAGTTTCGTGGTTTACGCTCATGTATGACGATATACCGAATCTTCTGCATATATCGTAGTAGAATCGTCTTTGTCGGCCTCTTGCCGTCCAACAGATTGTAAGTCTCATACTTTATTGTCAAATTTATGCTTTCGCCACTACTTACGTAAACTGATACTACATACACGATTTGCCGCTCGTTTCATGGCTTCTGCATCTCCACTTTCCACAAGCTTACGTTCACGTTCAAGATACTCGGCATAGGAAATTCTGTTGTTGCCACGTTCTTCTATCTCCTTTTGGCGTTGTATCCGGTATTGCTCACGCTCATAGCGTTCGATGTCGATACGGCGTTCCCTGATATAGTCAAGCATGGCACTTGTAATCTTCATCGGGTCTATAGCACCATAGAACCGTCCATATTTACCTGACTTAAACCGTGCAATAAAAAAGCATATCTCAGCCGCATTAAGGTAATAATACTCAGAAATAAATATCTCTGCCAACTCATTAAGCTGCTCCCTGGCAATCTTGGTAGATACCTCTGCAAAGTCATTAAGTGTGCCGAATTGGATTTTCAACCATTCCAAAGGGGTTTCATCTCCATAAGTCGAAGCCAATAGCCCTAATGTAGGTATGGAGGAATTCATGGCTAAATCAGAGAGGGTCGCCTTGCATCTGACAATTTTGAACTGCAAATCGGGATTGTAATCAAGAATGAATTGTGCTGGGTCAGGATATTTATTCAATAACGCCCTCTGCTTCAAGTTCTTTTCTTTTTTTTGCGGCAGCTTCTCTGACGGTTGTAGCGACTGCAAGAACTGAATCACGTTTTCGCTGCTCGCTATCCTGTTGATTTTTACTAAGTCTTGTCCCATTATAGTTTCCTTCCAATATTTTAGTAAAGTTTGCTTGTTTGAAAATCCAATCAAAGTCACATTTCCAATTGCGGTCATTAGCTCCCAGCAGGAACGGGGATTGAAGAATGAGATTGAAAACAGTCCTCACTGACTCTTTTCCATATTGGGCTATCCGGGCTTTTACAGCCTTTTTTCTCACATCGGTCATTGATTTTATCTGCTGGAGTCTATCTTTGAATGTGGAATTATAGTATTCCATCAATCCGCTGTAATCAATCTTTTCAGAAAGAGAGGGCGAAGAAAGCTTGTCTTTCTTTGATACTCCGTTAGGAGTATTTTCTTTCTTTTGAATTAGGGATATATCTATATACTCTCTTTCTTCTTCTTTCTTTGTCTTTGTGCCCTCCGTGTGCCCTAGATTTTGTGAATATTCATAATCTAGTTGACCCTTTTCAACAGGCTGTGCCCTTGGGTGTGCCCTTGGGTGAGCCCTATCTACTGGTAACATATTGATATCATGTATATTATCTGTGCCCTTTGCTGTGCCCTTTGGTGTGCCCGTATCATTATATTCTTCATATTTGCACAAGGTTATTACGTTCATTCCTTGTGTACAATCAACGGTTATCATCTTTTCTTTTTTGAGATGATCCAAGAAGCAACGAACTTTCTTTTCGTTCCAATTCCAACGTCTAACTAAGAATCTGATGGATGCTGGGTATTGCCCACGATTATAGACCACTTCTCGACCTCCGATACTCTCCTTTCGGGGCGTTGCATCAAATCGTGCAGACTGTATTAAGTCTAACCACGCTTCGCAACTGCTAAAAGTCCGGGCTTCATTCCACATTACATTCGAGAAGAACTTGCGGCTTAGTTTTATAAATCCTTTATCGTTTTCCATTTAGATTAAAATCTTACGTTAGTTAATTGCCTCCCATTGGAGAAAACAGCCCACTTGTTATTTCCACCATCAACCAATCTTAAATCTTCGACTTTTCCAAATCTATTTATATTGCCACATAAATCTACAAACCAAGCTGCCTCTTTATCTTTATGCGGCCTGATAGCTCTACCTACTATCTGATAATATAAAGCCAATGACATTGTTGGACGTGCGAGGACAATGGTATCAAGCTCTGGGTAATCGAATCCACAAACCAGCACTCCCACATTCGCCACTACCGGAATTTCACCAGCCTTGAACGCTTCAAGTATCCTTTCGCGCTCACCTTTTGGGGTGTCACCCGAAACGATTGCGGCTCCGGGTATAGACCAGGTAAGCCGCTCCGCTTCTTTCAGAAAACGGGTAAATACCAAAATACCTTTCCGTTTTCCTCCAGCTTTGGGATTCATCAGCCTTTGGACGATATGAACGAGATAACCGTAGAAGTCTATCCGTTCATATTCTCTTTGAACCGACCTATCCGTATAGTCGGCACCAGTAGTATTTACTTTCAAGTTAAGTTCGTTCCATCCCGAAGGATTCATTGGATAGTAATTCAACTTCGCCAAGTAACCCATGTCTAATAAGGTTGATACCTGTACATGATAAATGACCTCTGAAAAGACATGAGGTTTTGTCCGGGTGATGAATTTCAGCATAGAGCCGAAATCACGGCTAGAGCTTAAACGGTATGGTGTTGCAGTCAAGCCAAGAACCTTGCACTTTACCGCATCAAAGAAATCCTTGTACATTCCCTCTTTAGGGTTTACAAGGTGGCATTCATCAACAATGATGTTCTTGAAGTGGGTAAACAGCTCAGGATGATTCTTCACACTGCCGATGGTGGCAAATGTTATCCGGCTTATTTCTTTTGAGTTAAAGGATGCTGAATAGATACTGCAATCAAGAATACCGTATGAACAGAGTTTCTTGAAATTCTGTTCGAGTATTTCACGTGATGGACAAAAAATAAGCACATAGTCATTTAGTCTATGTGCTATATCCGCAATTACTATTGATTTACCCGCCCCTGTTGGCAGTACCATAACACCGTTACTTTTCTTATTCTTGTCTTTGAAAAAGGCTACCGCTTTATCAGAGGCTTTCTGTTGATAATCACGTAGTTTGTACATGGTCAGATAGTTCTATATGTATTTCACCATTTTCTTCAAATAAGACATCACAAACGATACATACATCGTCAAGAGAAAAATCTTCTTGAAGCAATTCCTTATCGCATGAAAGCAAGTCATTACCCTCTAATTTAGAACTTTTCCCATATAACCATTTTTTATATCTTGCATAAAGATTGAATTCATGAATTATATTGTAAAAGCGTTCTTTAGTTTCATCGCTCAGATAAAAAGTATCTCCAACTCTCGGCAAACATTGCAACATAACATCTTTACTAACATTGTCGTCCATATAAAAACTATCACTATTAATATGGATAGTAACCTTTATCATATTCCTTTCTCCTTTCGTAATTTCTTATTAAGTGCTTTGTAATACTTGATTAGCTGTTCATATTCAAAGTCAGCAAACTTTCGGCTGATACCCTGCTTTGCTTCAAGTAGAATAACCCTCTGCTCGCCATACTTAGCAACCAACCCTTTTCGGTAGTTCTGAATATTTCCTTCCATGAAGCGATTACAGTGTCTACACTGGGCGTTGCAGTTCATTTCATCGAAACGGGTGTTCATGTGTTGGCGGTTGATGTAATGGCCGTTATCCGCTTGCTCAAAGGGCTTTATCTGACCGCATGAGATACATTTGAAATATCCATTCGGCATTGCATCACGAAGCCGAATATATAAGCTGAAAACTTTGTCGAGCTTGACTTTTAAATCCGGCTTCTTTTTGATTGTTACCCCTGCTTTATCAAACAGGGGTAAAGGCTTCTCTTTCTTTTTCTTATATCTGTATTGCATAATAAATATAGTTTCCAATTAAAAGCCCCGGAGAATACGCTCCGGGGCACAACCATTATTTACTAACCATTGCCATTTATGTGTGGCTCACATTTATGTGGATAGGCGGGGATTCCAACCCCGATGCGCCTGTATGCGCTGGCTCTATGTCTACCTATCCGTGTTTGCCTACCCTATCTTCACAGACTGAGCAGGCTATTATGTCAAACTTTAAACGGATTTTCATTGTCTTAATTCACTACTGTCCCGTAAAAGTGGATAAATAGTTCTTTGAAATTATTGAAATATAGTCAATTACACGTTTTTTTGAAATGAAACGGACTTGATTTTGCAACTTTGCAGTCTAATACAAATG